ATTGAATATAAACAAATATTTCTTTTAAAAATAGCTAAATAACTCTTGTTTTTTTAGTTTTAACCTGTTATATTATATGTATAAACATTGAAATAAAGGACTATAATATGAAAACAAAAGACTACGCAATAGAAGTTGTAGAAAAACAAGTTGATGTTATTAAAGACTTGTTACTTAATAATGAAATAACACAATCTCAAGCATCAGATATGTTAAGTAAAATTCAAAATATTGAATTAATTACAAATATGGATTATGATGATATTACCTATGAATGGGTAATGGAAAGTAGAGGTTAATTATGATATACTTAAATAAAGATGACGTTGGTAAAAGTGTTTATAGAGTAGTACAAGACTACAATGTACAAGTAGCTTACTTTGTTAAAGCAAAAAACGAAGATGAAGCAAGTAACATTGTTTTTGAATATGGCGGCATTAAAAATGATAATATTTCAAATTCTATTATGGCAGATAATGACCAATTAGAATTAGATTATTATAATACTGATTTTGATGGTCAATCAGAAGAACATCTTGGTATAGTTATAAATGATGAAAATGATCAAGATGAAGTAATACTTGACAAATACGCAACAGCAGTATAATATATATTAATAAGGAGATTATATAATGACAAACATTGAACTAATACAAATAGAAATACTTAACCAAATTATAAGAGAAATTGATAACGAAGATTTAGAAGCGGCTAGAAATACAACCGTTAGATTTAGAGATAAACTACAAGAAGATGTAGATAAAACAGAATCAGATATTGATATACAATTACAATTAGAAACAGAAAGTAAGTACGGTAAATAATATGTGCGATAGAACTGTAAAGATGAAACTTAAAAAAGGTTCTATTTTGAGTGAAGTTAACTCAAATACAAATTCTATAGAACTTACTGTAAAAGGTTTAGACACTAAATCATTTAATTATAAAAAACAATCACACGTTAATATAAAAGAAAAAAATGCTGACAAATAAACAAAGATTGCAATTGGCCTTGACTCAATATCATAGATGGTTAAAATCTATTGGTTTAAAGTTAAACAATAAAGGTAGAGTAATTAATAATCATAAAGGTTTTGATATACCTGATTATAGAGTAAGCAATTCTATACCTACAAGTGACAGAATGGTTGGTGATACATATAAAAGAACTTATGCTACAAAGTTACCGGCTGGTAAAACAATTGGTATTGCCTACAACAAAGGTGCATATCAGGTTGTAGATGCTTCAGATATAACAACAATGGGAAGGAAAGTATAATATGAGTAACAAGACATATGACCTAATAGGAGCAGCAGTATTTGCTCTTATATTAGTTTTGCTTTTAACTTATGGACAAAGAGTAATATAATGACTAAAAAGAAAACTTATGACGGCCATTACTTTGATGGCAAAAATTCTTATGATATATTTAAAGATGAGAATGGCAAATCATCATTGAAAAAAATTAAAGAAAAAAAATCTAAGAAGAAAGGTAAAAAATGATTTGGTTTTTTTTAGGATTGATTGTAGGAATATGGGCTGGTTGGAAATACGAGCACGTAGTAAATGACGTTATTGAGTCATATTTTAAATAGCTATATAAATCAGTAACTTGAAGTCATTGTTTTTAAATACTTATTTCTTTGACTTAGGGGTTGACTTTGACACAAAAAAGTATTATATTATATAGATACTAACAAACTAAAATATACATTATGATAACATATGATAAAGACACTCTTTTCAAAGAGTTTAAAGACGCAAAACAAAAAGACATTAACCTTTCAACAAAGAAAAAACTAGAAGATAAAGAAGTTGATATATACGTAAATCGTATTCAATTCTTTAAAGACCACATTAGAAACAAAACACTTAATCCTAAAGTCTATGATTTATTAGACATTAATTTCCACGAACTATTACTTGCATACGAAAGTGATAATCCTAGAGATTACTTTTATATGTCAGTATTTGGTAAAACTTATCAACAAAAAATGTGGGAAGAAGAAGCAGAACTTGAAAGTGAAAAACTTGCGAATATTTAGTTTACTCTTAGTACTTTTGTTTGTTAATCAGTGTGCGAACAATCGTTCTCACACTGGTGCCTTTTTAGGTGCAACAACTGCAACTGCTGCGTGTTTACAAGTTACAGATAATCCTATCGTTGCGGCCGCTTGTGCTGTATCAGGTGCATTTGTAGGCGCTGATCTTATGTATAATTCAGATTATGATGTACACAACGCAGTATTCGTAGATCATTTAAATAGAGGATCATCTTCATCTTATACAAACTGGTATAATGAAAAAACACAAAATTCAGGTAATATTAAAACATACAGTACGTATATGGAAGGCCCTTTTAAATGTAAAGACTATGATGCAACAATAGATATAACAAGTCAATGGCCATTAATTGGTATTGGTGGTGTAAACAGAAAAGTAGTATTTGGAACTGTTTGCCAACAACCTGATGGCAGATGGGTAGAAAAAAATTAATTATGGACGAACAAATTAAATTATTAAAAGCAAGAGAAAAAGTTATAATACAAGAATTAGAATTTAGTCCTCTTAGAAGTTTAGAACAAGAACTCTATGAACTAAGAGATACTTTATCAAAACTTGAAAACAAAGAGCCATTAATTTATAATGAATATGATGCCTTTGATAACAAATGGACAAAAACTATAATTAAATATGAGTAGTAATTTAAAAAAATTACCAGAATTTTTAAAACCATTCTTTGTAGAACTTAAAGATACAACTATCTTTATACTTACGGACATTTTTAATGGTATTAAATTGATATTACCTAAAAAACAAATGATATATTCTTGGTCATTTAAAAGAACAATACCTAATTTTAAAAGATATTTTTTATTAATATTTCTTATATATTTTCTATTGGCTATATTCATATCAAGAGCCACGGCAGCCGAAAAGTTTATAATGCCAAAAGGTGAAATTACAGAAGAAGAAAGAGAACCACTTAAAAGAGTAAAACAAGAACAGAATAAAGTATTATATGATACAGTGAAAGGCTACGAGCCTAAAAAAGTAGATGATCAATATTGTTATGTAAAGATTGAAATTAAACAGAATGGTGATGATGTCATAAAACAAGAAATTTTGGAGTGTGCTGACGGTAGACGAGGTATTAATACACCTGGTTATTGGGAACTGTTTGCTCAATTCTACTATAGAGACGTATCGGCTCCGGAGTATTGCCGATTCTATAGTAGACCAAATCACGTCTTTAAATCGTTCGGAAAGACGTGCCTTAACAAGAACGGTGAATGGGAGGTACAATAATGTTTAAAAACATTATTATATTAATTCTCCTTTGGGTTATACTATTTGATGTGTCTAGTAAAGAGTTTTTTGGCTATATGCAAAAAGGCCTTGACAAAACACAGGAAGTAGTATATGATATTAAAAGGAGTACAAAATAAAACTATATGATGATAAGAACAGTAATGATAGTAGCAACCGGCCTTATATTAGGTGCTTGCTCTACTTCGACATACCAGATCAAAGCAGAATCAGATAAAATTTTAGATTCTGTACCGTCTTGGTATATGATGGACTTCAAAGAAAAGAAAGCTTGTAACGTTAATTCGCAAGATATTAACGAGAAGCAGTGTATCTTTGGTGTCGGTACGTCAGTATCACCAGATCTTGGTTTAGCAATTGAAAAAGCAAAGATGATTGCTAAGGCAGAAATGGCAGATATAATTAAAGGCGAGATGAACAAACGTTCTAAACAGTTTATAACAGAACTGGGTAAGAATGAATCTAAGAGTGTAGTAACAGATGTTGAATCTACCTTAGTAAATATAATTGAAAATACACCTGTAAGAGGTTATGAAATATTTGCTCAAGAGGTATCTTCAACTACAAAAGGTTATTATAGAGCTTGGATAGGTTTAAGATTGCCTTTAGGTGAATTTAATAAGATGTATAACTATACAATTAATGAAGTAGTTGACTCTTATAATTTAAAACAAAAAGCCGATCAGGCTTTCAAAGAAACTGTTAAAGAAAAAACAGTACAATAATATGAGTGAAATAACTCAAATTATAATCTACAGTAAAGACAACTGTGGATATTGTGTAAAGGCCAAATCGTTATTGAATAACCTTGGCCTTACATACACAGAAAAAAAATTAGAGAATTTTTTAACAACAGAAGCATTGATTGAAGATATTGGTAAAAATGTTAGATCAATGCCACAAATAAAAATAAATGGTGAGTTAATAGGCGGATACAATCAACTAATTGAATATTTAATGGATAAACAATTAGTTAATTTTAAAGGTGAACCTATTTAATATAATGATTGATGATAATATTATTTTATTTCCAACAGATAAAATTGTTAATAAAGAAACAGCAAAACAAAATCCTGAAGCAAGCGAACAGGTACGAATAGATAGAACAAAAGAATTTGTAGAAGGTAATGTAGATGAAATAGCTATGAATATACTACGACAATTCGTAGAAATGGCTATGTTAACAGATAAACCAGAATTTACAAAAGACTTTGGATTATTAGTAGATATGTTAAGAGGTATGATATATAGAGATTTTGACGTGACACACCCAGCACAAAGACTTGCTGATAAAATTGTAGATGTAAAAATGTCAAGATATGGTCCACAAGTTGTTATTGATTATAATAAAGTGTTACCAGAAGAAAATCATAAACCACACAAACCTTTAAATAAAGATATTAAAGAAGAAATTAAAAGAACAAATGATGGTTGGACAGACTTTGAAGCAGATTTTGATTTACCTGAAGATACAGATGACAAGTAGATCACACGAAATTCCTCAAGGAATCGCCTTCGCAGGTTGTAAAATAGCCAACACAAGGAGAAAAACATAATGTTAAAAACATTAAAGAAAGCTTTTTCAAGAGCAGGTAAATCAAAAACTCAAAGAGTTTTAGAATTACTAGAAACTGGTAAAACAGTAACTTGGAAAACTTTAAGAACTAGATTTGATCTAACATCGCCAAGAGCTATGATAGACAAATTAAGAGCAGCTGGTAATATGATTTATATTAACAAAACTGCTGAAGGTACTTCTTATAGACTTGGTACACCATCAAAAGCGATTATTGCTGCGGGTATCAAAAAACTATATGGTACACAATACGCTTACAAAAATGCGTAATTAGTTGTTAGTTATAGAGGCGAGAAATATATAATGCTCGCCTCTATTCATCTTATGATAGATAAACTTCTTATAAATTCACTTGATACTGAAAGCAAAGATAAAAACGTTGCAGTTTTATTATCTGGTGGAGTAGATAGTTTATCTGTTGCATTTGCTGCAAATAGATTAAACAAAAATATAACAGCATATACATTTCACTTAAAAAATCAATTGAGTTATGATGCAGAAAAAGCAATTGAAGTATCTTCTATATTCAATTGGCCTATAAAAGTTATAGAAATTCCTACAGACAATTTAGAAAAAGATTTTTCAACGTTGACAAATGAAATTAAATGTATAAAGAAAACTCATTATGAGTGTTGCTTTCCTTTTTTATACGTATATCCACAAATAAAAGAAAGAGAAGTTTTGAGTGGTTGGGCCGCAGATGGTTATTATGGTATAAGTAAAAAAGCAATATTACATTATACTAAAGGTAAACCAAAATCAAAATTTGATGAGTTTAGAGATATATATTTCTCAGATAACAATAGAGCTGGTTATATATGGCATAAAAGAATTGCCGATAAGTATAATAAACAATTTATAACACCATATTTAAATAATAGTATTAAAGAATTTTTTTATAACAAAGACTGGTATGATTTAAATGCACCATTTCAAAAACACCACGTTGTAACAGCGTTTGATGAATTTAAAAAATTTACATTCAAAAAACATATTAACTTACAATTAGGTTCAGGTGTAGATAAATTATTTGAATCATTGTTATCAAATAGAAAAATTAATTTTAAGAATAGAAAAAGAATTATGGATATTTGTAGAGATTGGTCTCAAATGTCAACTTCAACAGGAAGATTACCAGTATGATATTAGTCGACTTAAACCAAGTTTTAATTTCTAATTTAATGGCTCAAACAGCAGGTAAACCTGAAAATATACCTGACAAAAATATGGTAAGACATATGGTTATTAATTCATTAAGAGGTATAAATTTAAAATTCAAAGAACAATATGGAACAATGATATTGTGTGCAGACGCAGGTGAAGTTTGGCGTAGAGACGTATTTCCAAATTATAAACATTCCAGAAGAAAAGGTAGAGAAGCATCTACTACTGATTGGGTTAATATTTTTTTAGTATTATCAGAAATACGAAAAGAAATTGCTGAAAACTTTCCTTATGTTGTATTACATATTGAAAAAGTTGAAGCAGATGACATTATAGGTACACTAGTATTAAATCATACAAATACACCTATTATGATTGTCAGTGGTGATAAAGATTTTATACAATTGCAAACAAATCCAAACGTAAAACAATACGCCCCTATACAAAAAACTTTTGTAGGAGAAGGCATAGATCCTAAAAGATTTTTACACGAACAGATTATAAAAGGTGACCGTTCAGATGGTATACCTAATATATTAAGTCCTGATGATGTTTTTTTAACAGGTGAGAAACAAAGACCTATTAATAAGAAACGACTTGAAGAATGGTCTAATGTTGAGAAGATACCATTAGGCAGTGAAACAAGTAAATACTTTGAGAGAAATAAGACATTAATAGACCTTTCTAACACGCCTAAAGCGTTACAAGAAACTATTATAAATACATATAGAGAGTATAAGATACCTAACAGGTCCAAACTGTTACCTTATTTTATACAACACAAACTAAAAGCATTGATGACAAACATTGGTGATTTTTAATATTCGAATATTGGAGTAATTATGGAACAAGAAAGACCTAGGCACTCAAGCCTAATGAGTAAAAAAGGAATGGAGTCAGTAGCTCGTACGGCCACTAACGCTAGACTTTTAGCACACGAAATATTTACACAAGTAAATAACGCAAAAGATAAACCTAAAAAAATTGAAGTGTTAAAAAAGCACGATTGTCAACCTTTAAGACAATTATTAAAAGCTGCTTTTGATCCTAAAATCGTTTGGGATATACCAGAAGGCATTCCACCATTTATTCAAAATGATGTGCCTGAAGGAACAGATCACACTTCTTTATTAGATGAAGCAAGAAAGTTATATCTTTTTATCAAAGGTGGCAGTAACATACCTAGAGCTAAAAAAGAAATGCTTTTCATACAAATGCTAGAAGCATTACATAAAGACGATGCTCAAGTATTAATTGACATAAAAGACAAAAAATTGAATCTTACATATAAAGGCCTTACAGAAAATTGTGTAAAAGAAGCCTTTAATTGGAATGATAATTTTATAAGAAACTAAGGTTTTAAGGGTTTTCCTAAAAACCCTTTAAAAACAATGACTTCAAGTCATTGATTCTACACACTTATTTTTTCAATCTACCCATTGACTTCACACTTGTAAAGTGTTATATTATATGTATAAACAACAAACAATAAATATATGAAGAAGTTTTTAATTTATATCACTATACTAGGTTTACTAGTGTACGGCCTTTTAACCCTTTTTATGAAGTCGGTTAAGGCAAGTGAATATAATACGGCTGTTATAGGCCACGTGATAACACAAAAAGTATCAGGCCAACCAGTTGATGCTTCTAAATTGATGGAACAAGAATTGGCACGAGTTGCTCATTTGTTCGCACTTGATAGTATCAATATATTGCAGAAGTACTTACCTGCTATATTAGATAAAGTAGCTGCAGATTTAAGACTTGAAGCAGACAAATCATATAAATGTAACTTATTAAAGGATACAAAAATACAAGACGATTGTAAATAATGTATGATAAAGGTAGCAAAAAAGAAAGTTTTAACAGTTAAGAAAAAACTTATGCCATTGTTATCTTTAAAAGAAAAATATTCAACCACATATAAAGACATTAAAAAGTTTTTCAAAATTCTCAATGAAGGATTATTCGATAACAAATTATCACCATTTAACGATATAGAAATTAAAGAACTTAAATATCAAAGATGTATGGGACAAGTAATTCAACTTGATTCTAAAAGAAAAGGTACTAGAGTACATAAATTAGAAATGGATACAAAATACGACACTAAAAAAGATTTCCTGGACACACTAGCCCACGAAATGGTACATCTTTATCAGTTTACACAGTTAAACGATAATGGTGCCCACAACAAACTATTCTATAGTTTTTCCCCAAAATTAAAGGTTGTTGGTTTAAAATTATAAAAAACACAGAAAGTATATAATGACAGAAGTGAGAACTAAAAAATTTAAAGATCCATATTTAAAATCATTGATATTAGACGCAGTAAAGAGGGTAGAAGAATTTGCTTGGTTTAATAATAAAGGTGAAAAAACTATTTACTACGAAGGAAACTTTCAGGAAGATGTATTAAATAATTTTTCAGTAAGTCAATCAGAAAAAATCTTTAAAACTATGGAAAGATATTTAAACGACAATCGGTTATTATTTTTACAAAAAAAAGTTAAAGTAATTTCTAAAGAAATAGAACTTACGGAACTACAATCACCTAAAAACTATTACGAATATATAGTGAGTAAAAGATAATGAAATATAGACCTTTAAAGTGGTATTTTAAATACAAATGGCCACGCAAAATGCGATACCATTTTAGACAAATAATGGGAGTTATTGGTATTTGTTTAATAGGTTTTGGTATCGGTACATTTTATCCTAACTTTTTATCTAAACATAATATAGAAGAAAAGGCCGTAGATAAAACCGTATTAT